ATTTTGCTACGTTGGTATTAGAGATACCAGTGTCTAATGTTGCAGCTGTGCCTAACCCTAAAGATGTTCTAACTGTTGCTCCAGTTTCTAAAACAAAATTAGATCCATCACCTACAATAAAACCACTATCTGTTACCGCTAATCCAGCAACATCCTGTAGTTGCGCATCTAGTCTTGCATTTGGCACAGTACCACTTGATAGATTAGAAGCATTTAATGCGGTTAAATTACTACCATTTGCTGCAACTATATTCCCACTTGCATCTAAAAACACTGTCTTTGATGCTGGTAATGTGCAAAAAATAGTTTTTGTTCCTGCACTAAAATCAACAGCACTATCGCTATTTGAGCTACTTATTATTGTAGTTCTAGCTAAAGTATCTGGACTAGCATCAGTGATAGTGCCAAGACCGACTTCAAACTCTGCTGTGCCAGGCAATGTGATTGCATAGTATGTAGTATTACCATCACCTACTCCTGCAACAAATGTTTCAAAACCAGTTACAGCACCAGCTAAATTAAATGTGCCAGTACCAGTTGTAGTTGTTGTTTCTTTTACTCTGTCGTTTATTACTAACGCCATTACTTCAACTCTATTGTTAGGTTACCTGCATTAATTCTAAATATGTCACCACTAGCTATCGCTTTACTTGCATCTAACGCACCAACAAAAAGAATATTACCACTACTAGATGCGTCAGCAAGAAACACATGAGTTATTGTATCTGTTCCTCCACCACCAGATGCTGGAAACTCTATATTAGCTGCATTTGTTGCAGTTTGTGTATCTGTTGAATCTGCTCCTATTGTAGTCCAATTCGATGCTGTAACTTGCTGTCTTGCATAATTTGTAAAGTCTGCTTCTGTTAAAGAACCAGTTTCTGCTGCACTCACTGCTGTTGCAAGTCCAACATAAATACTATCACCAGGAGATGAGAAACTAAGTGAGTTATTTTTAAAAATAAAATGTAATAGTCTTCTCTCTAGATAATTGGTTGCTGCATTTGATGTTGCCATTTTCTACTCCTATGTTCTCGGTCTGGCGGGTAAACCAACTCTGTTTGCGTCTGTATTCTCTCGTGCTTCTCCTAGATCTTTTAAGCGTTCCATGTATTGCAAGTATGTATTATTATAATTTTGAATAACATCTGTCTCACCCTTCATAAAAGTATAGGCTTCAATCAAAGATCCGTACAATAAAGCAAAAGGAGCATTAGTGCTAATCCAAGTGGTACCGCTGTCAGCCCCCGCTGTTATGCTGGTGGGTCTATAATAATAATGTAATTCTATGGTGTAGTTACTATCTGGTGTTGGTGCTAACATAAAATTATTTTCATCAAATCTTGCATAATACTTTGGTAAACCTGTAGTGCTAGCAGCAGGGGTATACTCTCTTAAATAATTAACATCTTTTTGTAATAAAAAACTTTCAGAACCAGACGTAGTTATCTGTAAAGAAAAAGATGCAAGATAATCACTAGGAACCGTTAAAAACTGATCTGATGAAGTCAATGCACTTGTTACATTTTTTCTAAAAATGTCTAAATCTACACTTTTAAATATTTTTTCTTCAGCAGCTTTTATAAAATTATTTAAATTATTAACAAAAATGGTTTCACTATTATCTGTGTAATCCTGTATTGCTGTCTTTAATGTTGCTAACGTAAAACTCATATCATGCACTCACCGTTATTGGTCCAGCTGTAGCTCGACTACCGCCCCCTACAATACCCCCTATTGTAGCCGTTTGTCCATTAGCTGTAAATGTATAAGTATCTGTTGTTGCAACTGTGATACTATAGCCAACAGCTTGCTCTAATACAGCTTTTGTAAAACCATCAAAGCCATTAACTGTCCTAAATCTAACAGTATCACCCGTAGTTCTACCGTGACCAAACTCTCTTACGGTTATTACGCCTGATCCTGAAGAGCTAGATATAAAAGGATTTAAAACTAAAAGAACCTCCACGTCATTTTCTGTTCTGCTAGGTCTAGCATCTCGTAAAGCCTCAGCATCTGAAACGGTTCTAAACGGGCCTAATTGGGGATGTTTGGCTTCAAATTCATCAGGTCCCACTAAAGAACCGTTCCATTCTTTTTTTAAATCACGGTATCTATATTTCATACCTGATCTATCTGATATACCAAAAGCATGTTTACCTGTTGCAAATCTTGCCATCAATTAGACCTCAAATAAGCATATTGCGGACTTACAGTAAAACTTGACCTGTCTCGGTCCTCTCCCATAGCTCTTTCAAATTCTTCTTCATAAATAGCTTTTAACATTTGTGTTCTTTGTGGCGCTTTTTTTAAAGAAAGATAATATGCCAGACCTGCTGTTAAACATGGATAAAATCTAAAAGGAACGTCCATAGTATTGATTTGAGAATCTACATCTTCTATTCTTGTCAAAGCATCATAATGTATAACATCTGTGCTGTTCTCAGGAGTAGGCCATATTTTTAAATTAGGCGTTATCTGCCGATCTAAAAAAAATTGTGTAGGTCTACCCGTGGTGCTTTTGTTAGGAACAGCTAAATCATCTGATCTACTTACTCTATTCATAGAAAAATCTGTTCCAGAACGTCTTACAACTAAATTTAATATGTCTATTACATCTGTTGCTAAAGAATATTCTCTAGTTCCAGAGGTAAGAGCTTGCGTTCTTTGTGTTATAGTCCATTGATTTAGACCCCTGTTTGCCCACTCTGCAAACATTAAATTTAAAGATCTTCTAGCTGTAGTTAAATCATAACCTGTTCTTATTTCTAAACCACATCTTTCATAGGCTTCTTCTACATATTCTGCGGCATCAGGTTCAAAGTTTGTTGAATTAGATGTTGCCATATCATGTCCTTACTTTTGTTTTCTTACGTCTATCAGACATAACAACACCACAACCCCTCGCAACAATAGTGCCTTTTTCGGTTTTACCATTATAAGGTCTTTTAGCTTTAGTTGACGTTACTGCTCCGCCTGATCCCATTTTTTTAACCTTTGCAGGTTTAGTATTTGCAACGAAAGTTTTACCTTTTGCGCCCTCTCTTTTCTTTTTACGAGCTGTCGCAGCTCGTTGTGACTTAGTTAAACTGTTAGCTTTTGATCTAGGCAAACACCTGTCAGGATTTTTTTTATCTTTTGAAGTCCCACATTTTCCCTTGATTTTCCCATCAGTTCCTATGCGAACCCAGTCTTGTTTTACCCAATCTTTCAGTGCACCCATTATTTTTTACCTTTTGCGCCTTTTGCATAATTAGGATCTTTACAATACTTTGAAGCAGCCATGTTTGCGTATGCGCTTGGATATGTATCAAAAGTTCTTTTAGCCCAAGCTTTCCCTGCAGGACAAATTTTACTGCCTTTTGATTTTTTTGACGCAGCTCCACCCCTTTTAAAATAAGTAACATTTAACTTAGAAGGTTTAGGACCTGTTCTTACTACAGATGTCATGTTTGCCTCGCTTTCCTAATTTGTTCTTTGCCTTTTTTAAATATGCTTGCCACTTGTGTTTTACCCATAACTTTGGCTCTTTGCTCTCCTACTGTCAAGATCTGGATTTTTCTTGCAAAAGGTTTATTAATTTTTTTAACTTTTGCTACTGTCGCTTTAGCATCTGCTGGAGTAGCAAATTTAATGCTAACTGTGTCTTTAGGGTTTTCATCAGTATACAAACGTCTACCAGAACCCTTTGGTTTTTTTCCTGTTCCAACTTTAGGATCTTTTTTGCTTCCCATTTTTCTTTGCCCTGCTCGGTAGTAGTCCTTTGTTTACAGCTCTTGCTCTCTCACTAAAACCTAGTTTTTGTTTATTTTTTATTTTTCTTTTTATTGTTCCTAGTCTTGCCACCATTTTTTAACAACCCCGTTAGTATCTTAGATTGACCTGCGTGTGCTTTTGAAGCTTTTTTTAACTTGCCCGCAACTGTTTTTATTTTTCTTTTTGCTCTAAGTCCAAGTGCCATTAGTTACTCATCCCTATAAAAATAGACACAATGCCTATCAATTGTAGAACAGCTCCAAAAATAATAGCCCATATACGGGCATCCATTTTATCTATTTGTTTTTGTAAATGCGTTAGATGATTACTCTCAAGACGATCCATTGTGTCTTCAAGAATGGCCATTCTCTTATCTAACTCATGCATAAAATCTTTTTCTCTTTTAGTAGCCATTAGCACTTCCACCTTCTTCTAGCTTGTCTCAAACGACTGTTAGGATTTTTAGCGGCCTTTGGAAACTTTTTCATTTGTCCCGCAGACCTAGCACAAAAAGACTTTCTTCTTTTTGCATCCTTGCTACCTTTTTTTACTTTACCTGTGACAGCTGTTTGTAATTTACTCCCAGGATTATCTCTTCTATATTTTGCAACACCTGCTTTAGTCATTCCCGCCCCAGCTTTTGTAGGGCGGAAATATTTTTTTGTTTTAGGCGGCTGCTTGTCTTTTTTCCTAGCCATTCAACTCTCTATGCGTAAAACACCGTGATGTTATCTGCGACATCCACTGTGTACTTAATAGAAGCTCCACTATCAAACAAAACACCTTGAGATGGAACTGTTCTATCTACAGTGTCGTTTGCAGTGCCTATTGTTCTAGACTTAAACAATGTTGTGCCACTTTCTGGAGATCCGTTTATAAACTCTACGTCTCCTGCTGTGCCACCAGACACCACTGCAAAACCCTTAATCCTAACTCGATTAGTTCCTTCTACGGCTTGAGCACATATAGAACCCGAACCAACAGATACATTTGCAGCATATTGTGCGGAGCAAGTAGCCGAAGTGATTGTTAAGAACAAGCTAGAACCTGCTACTGTTTCTGCAGATCCCGTTGAAGTAATAACTTCAGTCAAAGAATTTCCAAAAACATCTGTTCCAACAACCGTAACAGTTTTTTCATTATCTCCCGTACCAGTTGTTGTTACCGTAACATTTCTTGCCGTACCATTTGCATGTGTAGTGTTAGCTAAAGTAAAAGCGGCAGTTGGTCTAGCGGCAGCTGCTATTCTTGTTGTACTCGCAGCGTTTTCATCGCTTATTGTCAGTGCTCGTACATCTGATAAACTCGCCATATTACTCTCCTAACTATGCTTCGTAACCCATTAACTCGATAAATAACTTACCTGCTGTGTAATCTGCATCTGTTGCATCACCAGTTGTTAGATATAAAAACTCGTCAGCGGCTGGGACGGCAGTAAAGTAAACTTTACTTCCAAGTGTTGCATCACCAGCATTAACTAACAATGTTTCAGTTAAGTCAGCAATAGCACCATCCTCTACTCCAGTTCCTTCTGTTGCAGAGTGCACATTAATATCTGGATCACCGCCTGCTGGTGCTTCAAAACATTCCATACTACCTGTTAAGATTGTACCATTTCTAGCAGCAGTTATTTGACCAATGTGACAAACTAATGATGTACCATTAACACCAATAATGTCGCCTGAACCAGTTGATCTTAAACCAGTTAAGTCAATTAAAATTCTTGTTGTGATTATACCACCAACTCTTTGAACAGAGCTTCTGTAAATAGTACCAGTTCCAGTTGTTATACCAGTACCAGCTTCTGTTGCCATTGTATTGGCATCAAAAGATGATACGCCTGCTGAACTAATGCTAGATTGTGTGGTAATTGCTCCAGTTGTAGCGTTTTTACTTATAGATGTAAAACCACCTTCTGATCGGACTGGACCCGAAAAAGTTGTATTAGCCATGTTAATCTCCTTGTCTTGGCTATTGTCGAAGTTAATTCTTCGTCAAGGTTATTTTCATTATACATAAAAAAAGGGCGACTGCAAACAGTCGCCCTCATAAAACGTAATTTTTTTATTACGCTCCAGGTGAACCAAACACTGCACGAGGATCAGAGAAGCCAAAAGAATATCTTTCTCTTGCCTTGTATCTCATATTTCCAGTGTCGAAATCTGGATCCATGGCAGTTGCCATTGGCATCCTTTCGAAGTGCTTAAGACCATTAGGTGCGTCAGTCTTAATGAAGAACGCATCTGTATCAGTTAGATAATCATTGATGACATAGCCTTGAGGTAACATTCCCATGTTCCTTATAGCATTGGCATCATTATCTGCTGTTCCAGGTCTTAGATTGGAGTTTAATAACCTCTCTGCGACAAATTGTAATTGTCTAGGGATGATTAACTTCATACCTCTTAGAGCGATAATTAATCCTCTTTCATCTACGAAGCCTGCAATCTTAATTAAGGCATCTTCTAAAGATGTCTCGTTAAGATCTGCTGCAGTTGTAGGCTCGTTAGCAAAAGTTCCACCATTTGTTAATGGGTGATCTGTTGCTAATAGAGCCTTACCATCACCACCAGCAGTTGCTCCAGCTGTAAACGCATTATTTAATACATTCGCTGCTTTCACTTGCTTAGTATGAGCCATGGATCTGGCAAGTGCTCTCGTATAACGAGCAGATAGCTTATCGTAGAGATTATCTTCTACGGCTTCTTCTGTTATTGAAAACGCCATTGCGACAGTTTCATGGTTATACCTTGAAGTGTAAGCCTCGTTTGCATCATCAAATGTGACACCAGAACCCTCTTGCTTAGTAGGCGCTGCTCCGAAACCACTCAACATGACCTCTTCTTCAAAGGCTCTGTCTGAAGCCTCTGTGTCAAAGATTTCTGCATGTTGACCTTCATACCTATTATACTCCATACCAAAGAGAGCGTTCAAGCCAGGCTCTAACTCTTTGGCGAGTTGTGCTCTTGAAATAGCCATATTAGACCCTCCTTAAGATGCAGTAGCGTCAACATCCGAAGAGTTTAACGCATGGTTGTTGATTTTCACTATGTATGAAACACCAGCAGCAGTGTGATCTGCATTAGATACATCTTCGTGAATTCCTAAAATCATCACACAATTTGATGTATCTGTATCTTCAGCAGTTGATATATCTAACTTAGCAGAAGAAATGCCAGTAGTAGTGCTACCACTTGTTCCATCAACTATGTCAGCAGTCTTGAAGATATCTACTTTAGCAGTTGCTCTGCTTGTGTTACCACCATCAGCAGCGATTATAAATCTCTGTGATGGATCGTCATACACAAACCCTTTGATGTCAAAGTCAGTATTAGCTGACCCAGAACCAGGCCAGGTATTATTGAACCTTAACTTGCCAGTGGAAGCATCCACATACTCACATCCAGCAAAGACACCAAGTAATTGGTCTCCGTTACCAGTTGCAGATCCGATCTGAATAGTTCCGCCAGTTAACTCGGCTTTGACTGGTGAACCTTGAAAGATCGCGGAAGCATCACTAGCAATAAAGTATTGACTCGTACCTTGAGTCGCTGGACTTGAACCATGTTTTCCAACAGGCTTAAATCCGAAAGCTACATTTGCATTAGCCATTTATTGCTCCTTCTAAAAGTTACTCGGATCCAGAAGTATTCATTTTACTTCCTTTACCGAAGGTTACACGACTTTGCCTATCTGGTTTATGGATAGGCATTGAGGGATGTTGTTCCCTCATCAAGTTTTCATCCACGGCTGTCATTTGATTGCGGGTCTGCTCCCGAAAATATTCAGTTCTCTCTTGCACCGTTTCTGTGGGTATTCGTGCCAACATTAAACCACCGACACCTATAATCCCTTTGTTTTTACCCTCTTCAATAACTGGATACTTTGCAGCCACATCACCGTATTCTTCGGCTTTGACTGGTTCCCATCCTTCTCTCATTCTAGAAAAAACATTTGATTTATCATCCTCACCACGAATGGCGGTTCTGATCCATCTATGTTCATATCCATCTGGAGCTGGGGGAGCATCCAACTTTGCTGGAGGTTGCCAAGGTTTTCTCCTTGAGGTATTTGCACGACTTGTGGTCTCTCGTGAAATTCTGTTTGTAGTAGCCATATTCTTACTCCTTCACATGCTTTGCATATTCTTCTAAAGGAACACCCAATCTTTTTGCTATCGCAATCTGCGATGGAGTCAGCTTGACTGTCCTACTCTTCTTTGCTCCTGACCTTGACGCTGTATTACCAGCAGATGCAACTCTAGGAGCATTAGACTTTTTATTGTCCGAAAACTTATGTGAGAACTCGGATCTAATTCTATTATCCAGTTCAGTGTAATACTCTTCGGTGTTTGGGTCAAACCCTTCTTGCTCAATTAATGTTTTATGTATGCCAAAAGCTGCATAAGTCATGGTTTGATCTTGCCCAAACCACTCATTTTCTTGTGCCCATTTTTCGGCTCTGGGGTCTGGTTTTGGTTGAGCTTGAGGTTGAGCTTGAGGTTGAGCTTGTGTTGCCTCTTGTCTTTTTGCTTGTTCTTCACGATCTGCTTTTAATCTTTTTAGATTTGCCTCTTCCATGGCAATCCTAGAAATATTCTGTTGTGCATCGTACAAAGCATCTGCATCACCAGACTCTAATGCTTTTTTATATGCCTCTTTTGCAGCCTCTGCTTGTGCAGTTACTCGTGTGTCAAACTCACCAACGTAGTTGTTATCAAGTTTATCTAACCTCGCTTTGAGGTCTTCGTTCTGTTTTTTGATAGATTCTGCATAATCGATTGCAGCTTTTCGCTGTCGCTCTTCTTCCCTAAAACGGTTCGTAAGTTTAGAGATACGCTTTTTAACAGATTCTGAATACTCCGATAGATCTTCGTCATCAGCGACACCTTGATCTTCGGTTGTGGTTTGGGTATCTCCGACAACTTGACTTTCGGTGGGCGACCCCTTTTCTTCTTTATCTGCGTCATCTATTACCTCCACTTCTTCAAAAAGTTCTTCTTGTTTTGCGTTTTGCATACATTAGGCTCCGTATGTTTTTATGTCATCGGGATTGACAATGGTTGCAATGACTTCATCATCATTGATTATTCTAACTTCACCACCCTCTATCTGAAACCGTGATCCAGCGTAGCGACCTATGCACACCCAATCGCCTTCTTTACACCAATCACCGTCAGTTCCAAATTTGTCTACATCCTTATAAGCAAGAGGTCCCATCTTAATAACATAAGCCACAACTGTGGCTCTTGCTTCTTTTTCTCTTACGGAATCTGGGACATGAATACCACCTTCGGTTTTTTCTTTACCCATGTATGGCATGACTAATATTCGCCACCCAGTGGGTTTTGGTACTCTGTCTTTTAAGGATAATTCTTTTGTTGCTTCGTCTGCTTTTTTCTTAGCTTCTCTTTGTCTAAGAACATATTCAGGCACTATCAATGTCATTGTCTGTTTTCTCCAGCAGGGTTCTTACTTGTTCTAATGCGTAGGATAGACCCTGTATTTCTCCTACCATCGCCTTATAACTAGCCATATCAGAGGCGTTACCACTAGTCAATGCAATACTAATCTCATTTATCCTATCGTTCAAGGATTTTTGATATTTATATAAGAAATCGGTTACTTTCACTAATTAACACCTAACCTTTTTCTCTTCGCTAATTCCATTGTTGCCATGTTCATGGCTTGACCGAGAGTCAAATCTGGTCTTCTTTCTCGAATTTGTAAAGCAAGTGCCATGTTTGGATTTGTAACTCCAGGTAAGCTAGTTGGTAAGTCACCGTATGTTGTGTTAAATGTATTTGTCATTGCCTGTGTTACTTCTGTTGCTCGACTTGGAGCCACACTAGCTATACCACCAGACAAACTTTGTTGAGCCATCTCTGCCATGTTTCTATCAAAACCAGAACGGTAAGCATTTCCAAACTGGTCAAACACAGAACTTACTTGAGGAACTGATGCCATGTTTACAGACGCTGGTGCAGAAACAACTGGATCTGTTACATTCATCTGA